GAGTCCCGTGAGCAGGGAGGCATCGAGCGCGGGGAGCGCAGGGGAACCACCCACATCCGCGACCTCCAGCACATTGCCAACCGCGGACCCTGCGGTCTTGGTCGCCGCGCTCCCGAGCCCCAGGTTGGTGCGCGCTGTAGCCGTGCTCGCGAGCCCGCTCAGGTTGTCGGCCTTTAACAGCGTGGCCGTGGTCAGGGGGCGCAGACCAAGCGCCGTGTCCACGCCCGCGAAGTGCTGTGTCAGAGTGTTGCCCGCCGCCGTGTAGTTAGTCTCCGTGTGGTCGGTGTCAATGACCTGCCCCGTCACGGTCACATCACCCAACACGGGCGCGACCCCGTTGACGCTGACCACGGTGGCGCCGCCCAGCGTCCCAAGCACCGTGTCAATCCCACTCAGGTGCGAGTTTAGGGCACTTGTGGCGGCCGTGTAGTTGACGGGGGTGTTGGCGCTTGTGAGGTTCGCACCGTTGAGCGTGACCGCGCCCGTGAGCGTGTTGACCGACTGCACAGGAGCCTGTGCCGCGGTGATGAAGTTTGCGTTGTTCGTAAGCTCGCTTGTGCGCCCCGTAAACGAGAGCGCGTTGGGGAGGGTTGCGGTGCTCAAGACAGCGCGGAACGAGCCATCAGCGAAGCCACTTTGACCCGCTACCGTAGCCGCCGTGAGCGCACTCAAGGGGACACCTGAGCAGTTGGCGATAATGAGGCGCGCGGCGCCTGCGCTGTTGCTGATCGTGAGACCCGTAAGGTTGCATTGCACCAAGTACACCGTGGCGGTCACATCTGCGCCGATGGTCAGCGTCCCCGTGAGGTCACAATCGCGCACGGTCACAAAGTTCTGTGTGCCGTTGGTGATCGTGAGCCCACCGATGAGCTGGCAGTCAATGAAAGCGTGCCGCCCAAGTGTGCCGTGGATGGTAGTAAGACCCTCGACCTGGAAGCCCTGCACGAGGTTGCGCGTGGACTCCGCCCCCGAGATGGTGAGCCCGCGAGACTCAAGCTCCACGATCCCGAACGCACCTGTACCACAGCCCTCCGCGCGCACTTTGATGAGGTTCTTGTTGTCCAAGAGCACCGTGGAGCCGCTGTACCCGCCCGTGGAGACCCACACAAGCTGGTTGCCTGCGGTCACGGCGTCAATCCCGTCCTGCACATCGTCCGTGCCCGCGTTCACATACACCGTGTTGGCGTAGAGGCGTTGCTCGGCCGATGAAAACAAGTTACCCAAGCTCGTGTTGATGCCGCTCAGATGCCCGTCTAAGTCAATACTGGGGGCCGCGTATGCGGTGGGGGAGAACCCTGAGTCAATGTCCACAGCGTTGAGTGTGACATTGCCGAGCACGGGCTCCACGGAGTTGACCGAGGTGACAAGCTCCCCGCCCAGCGTGCCAAGCACCGCGTCTATCCCGCTCAGGTGCGCCTCTACATCAGCCGTGGTGGCCGTGTAGTTCGTGGGCGTAGCCGCCACGCTCACATCGCCAGCCTCGCCACTTGTTGCCACGGCGGCGAGGGTAGGCGTGCCCGTGAGGTCCGCGTAGTCGCCACTTGTGGCAACGGTTGCGAGAACGGGGGAGCCTGCGAGGTCGCTGTACAAGCCACTTGTGGCCACGGTGGCGAGGCTAGGCGTGCCTGTGAGGTCGCTGTACAAGCCGCTTGTGGCAACGGTGGCGAGAACGGGGGAGCCTGTGAGGTCCGCGTAGTCGCCCGAGGTCGCAACGGTGGCGAGAACGGGGGAGCCTGTGAGGTCCGCGTAGTCGCCACTTGTAGCCACGGCGGCGAGGGTCGGCGTGCCCGTGAGGTCTGCATATGCGCCCGAGGTCGCAACGGTCGCAAAGCCCGTGAGGTCCGTTGCCGTGAGCGTCACATCCCCGTCAACAGGGAGTACACCGTTGACCGATACCACGGTTCCACCGCCCAGCGCCGCCACCGTGTCAGCGAGGCTCTTGAGCTGGGTGTCCAAGAGGGAGTCCGCGCCCTTGAGCGAGGTGGCGCCTCCCAAGTAGTTTGAACTCGTGGGGGCGGTGTACACGCCATCCGTTCCAAGCCCCGCGCCTGCCTGCGTGGCGTTCAGCTCGGTTTGAAGTGCAGAATCCGCGTTGGCACGGGTGCTTGCCTCCGCGCTCACCGCGCTGATGCGTGCGGACTCCTCCGCCTTGATTGCCGTGTCCAACAGGCTGTCCGCGTTCTTGAGGCTCGTTGCGCCGCTCAAGTAGTTGGAGCCCACGGGAGCCGTGTACGCACCGCTTACACCGAGCCCCGCGCCTGCCTGTGTCGCGTCCATCTCCACCTGAGATGCCTTGCCGCCAATCGCGGAGTCAATCCCCGTGAGGTGCGCGTCAATATCTGCCGTGGCGGCGGTGTAGTTTGTGGCGCTGTGCGCGGCGTCAATGTCCGCGCCCCCAAGGGTCACATTACCCTCCACGGGGGTGATCGTGTTCACGCTGACCACGGAAGCCCCGCCCAGCGTGGCCACGGTGTCGGACAGGCTCTTGATTTCCGAGTCAAGGAGGGAGTCCGCGCCCTTCAACGAGGTAGCGCCGCTCAAGTAGTTTGAACTCGTGGGGGCGGTGTACGCGCCACCTGTACCGAGCCCCGCGCCCGCCTGAGTTGCGTCCAACTCCGCTTGAAGCGCGTTCCCCTTGTCCGTTGCCGTCTTGAGCTGGGTGTCCAACAGGGAGTCCGCGCCCTTGAGGCTCGTTGCGCTCCCCAAGTAGTTTGAGCCCACGGGCGCGGAGTACGCGCCATCAGTCCCAAGCCCCGCGCCTGCCTGTGTCGCGTTCAGCTCGATTTGGAGCGCAGAGTCACCGCTCACACGGGCGCTTGCCTCCGCGTTCACCGCGCTGATGCGCGCGGACTCCTCGGCGTCAATGTGGTCTTGAAGCGTGTTGTCCGCGCTGATGCGTGCGGACTCCTCCGCCGAGAGCGCGGCACTCGTCGCCACGCCCGACACATCCGCCGCCACGAGCGCGTGGTCCGCCCACTTGGTACCGTTCCAGCGTAGCACCTCGCCCGTGGAGGGCGCGGGCGCGTCCACATCTGCGAGGTCCCCAAGATTCACAATGCTCTCGGTGCTATCAATCTTGTCAATCTTGAGCGGGTCAATCGTGCCGCCCATGTTGGCGTTGATGACCAGGTGGTCACCCACGCTCCAAGACTTCCCGTAGCGGGTCCCCGCCGCGCTCACATAGTAAAAGTCACCCTGCTCCGCGGTGGACAAATCGGGCACCGCGTTGAGCGCGTCCCAAAAGCCCTTGTAAGTCATGCCCCCTGCGATCCCTGCAATCGCGGCGCTCAGGCCCGCGGGGGTCACGGCAATCGTTGCAGAGGTGCCCGTGGTGGCCTCGGTGACTGTGGCGAGGCGAACCTTGCCCGCCGTGGTAGTAGTTGCATTTGGGACGCTTGCCGCGCCACCGCCGCCTGTCAGACTGAGAATAGCCATTAGATGCCTCGCTCCCACAGAGTCAGGGTTGCCGTGACCACGCCGCCGCTTGACCCGCTCACGGTGACGCGCAACGCCTCGAACAAGGGCGCGTCCTTGCCCGCGATGACGGCCAAGTCCGCCTCAGTCACCTCGGGAAACGCTACGCGGTACACCGAGTCGCCAGCAGGCAGGAACTCAAGGGAGAACACGCCCCCGTCCATGCCGCTCACGGCAATCTGCCCGTTTGCAGGGTAGCCTGCGGGGTTCCACTTGGTGATGGCGGGGGTGAACACAAGCTCCCCATCGCCCGTGCGGCTGAGTGTGATTGTCTTAAATGCGGACATGGCGCGTGCTCCTGTGCGTGTGTGCTAAGTGTACCCACACCCCCCTTTATCTGCTAGTGCCCCGCCCCCTCGGGGTCCGCGCTGGAGAGCAACGAGCCCCACCACTCGTCAAGCCCTGCGTCTTGTGACACGGTGTCCACCTGCTCGCCTTCATGGTTCAAGAGGCGTCCCACCGAGTCCACATAGCGGTGTGTAAACCTCTCCACGCGCAACACGGAGTGCGCGATCCACAGCGACATGACCGTGTCATCGTGCTTTTCGCGCCCCAAACCCCAAAGCTCTTGAATCAGGGGCTCTAGGGTCTCGCGGTCGCGCTGTGTCGCGTACGGAAAAATCACCTTTCCCTGCTCAAAGAGCACCGAGAGCGAGGCGACACCTTGCCACGGGTCCGCCTTCTTTGCGCCCGTGGTCACATGGCCGACGAGCGGGAGGTCCGTGGTCTGCTGGAGCCCGATAAAATGCAACTCACCGAACGCGTTACGCTCCACCGCGACCGCGCGCACCTTGCCACGCCATCGCTCAAACTCGCTCACCACAGCGTCACGGAGCTGGGACGCTTGGAGCCCACGCTTGCGGAACAGCCCCAACAAATAATGGTCACCCGTGGCAGGGTCACGCCCCCAAGTGGTTCCCACCGTGAAGTCTGTATCGCGCGCTTCCGCCGCCTGCGCCGAGGACACCAGCGAAAAGTCCCACCCCTGCACAAGTTCAAGCCCCTTCACATCGGGCAACTCGTACAGGCTCAAGTGCTTTCCGCGCTCTTTTGCCGCCTCAAGCCACTCGTAGCGAAACGCCGCCGCCGAGTCATCCTGCACTTGGTTTTGGAACTCGCGCGCGAACAGTTGGGCCCCCATAGAGCGGCGCTCGCGTAGCAGGTACTCAAGGGGGCGCTCCTCCTCCCACAGTACCTTGTGGTCGCCCTCAAGCTCCACGCCGCTGATCACCTCGCGCCCATCCACCTGCGTGGTCAAGAACCTGTGCGCCGTGGGCCACTTGACTATAGCAGGGTCCTCAAGCACCGCCCACGAGGGGTCCGCGATTATGTCCCCGTACAAGTCCCCGTAATGCTTACGCGTGCCGATGGTCACGATGAGCCCTCCGCGCGTCAACATGGGGAGCACGGTTGCGCGGAACCAACGCTTGGTCTTGTCTCTTTGGGACGCGGTGTACACGGTCGCATCGGACTCCAGGTCATCGGCAAGCACAAGGTCAAAGTGGGCACCTGTGACCGCGCCGCCCGAGCCAATCGCGGTGAGCGTGGGGTCCACGCTTTCGAGCGTGCGCGGTACATAAACCTGCGTCTGCGTCCACGGCGCGTCCTCGCTCTCAAGGGGCGTGCATCCGCGCGCGGGGTCGCTCGCCCAGTCCTCGATGATACGCTCGGAACGGAGTAACGCTTTTACACGCCTCATGCGCTTCTCTGCCTGTGCCGCGCTCTCACAGATCCACAAGATACGGACATTTCGGTCAAGGCAGATAGCGCGCACGGCGTATGTGATGGCGGCCTCTGTTTTTCCGTGGTCACGCGGAGCCAGCACAAGCAAGCGCCCCTTGTCTTGGCTCTCGCGCGCCACGCGCCATGACTCGTCAAAGCGCGTGAGCCAGCGTTTGCGGTGCTCGGCGAACCTCATTCCGCAGTAATACGCATCAAAGAACACAGGGGATACACGGGACAGCGCGCGCCTCTGCTCGGGTGTTGACGGGAGAACTAGGCTCATGTACTTTGAGACCCCTTTGTTTTGACCTGGAGACCGCATGGACCTCTGCATTTTGATACTTGTCACCATATACCCACAGCTCCAAAACTCACAAGTACGCGAGTTTAGGCAGGCACAGGCGGTTTGTGAGCGTGTGTACACTGCCGCCATTGACAGCCCCGTGGATCCCTTGCTCGCCTTGGCGGTTGCCGCCGAGGAGACCCGCTTCCAGCCACGCCAAACAAGCCACAAGGGGGCACAGGGTCCCCTTCAAGTGATGCCTGGCTATTGGTGCCCCAAAGACGAGAAGGGCAAGCTCAAGCCCAAGTGTGACCACATAGACGCGGGGCTCCGCGCCTTGCATCATTTCGTGGACACGCGCCCCTCCGTGCGCCGCGCCCTTGAGGGCTACGCGGGCAAGGGGCGCGATGCCCGCGCTTACGCGGAGCGCGTCCTTCTGCGGTACAAGTCACTTGTGGCGATGGCGATTGCCCTTGAGGGCGACCACGAGGGCGAGGGGCCCTAGAGCTTTAGTTCACACGCCCCACCCGCGCACGCGACCTCGCCCATGACCTCCGTGTTGTCCTCCGCCTCGTGCACAAGGGAATAATCCACGGGCACATGAGAGGCGCGCAACTCGTTCCACAGCTCCCACGCCGCCAGCTTTGCGTCTCTGTGCGGGTCATCCTCGCTCACCTCGTGGGGCTCGTACACACGGCAGAAGGGCGCCTGCGGATAGTCATAATCACCGCTCGCGCCCAGGCACGAGACGCCCCCGAACTCATACGGGCGCGTGGCCAAGGTCTCAATGACACCCTCCCACTCGTGGGGATGCACCACGCAGGTGTTGCTCACATTGTGCCGCACGGGGCCCGCGCTCGTGAGGCGCACCGTGCCCTCACGCACCCAAGAACGCTGGACGAGCGCCACCCACTCAAGGAACTCCTGCGCCGTCTGCTCGGTTTTCAGGAGCGCGTGGGCGGGCGCCTCGATGGCGAACGAGAGCACATAGTCATTGCCGTTGCGCGACCACACGGACCGCTCCGCCGCCTTGGGGTTCGCGTCCATGTAGGCCTGCGTGATCGCGCTGTCGCCGCTCGCCTGCACGCGGCGCAAGTAGCGTGGGGCGTGGTCCGCGTGGACGCCTGACGCGCACCCGAGAAGCACCGCCGCGTTCCCGCTGGGTTTTACACAGGTTACGCGCGCGGGACACCTCTTGAGCGCGTACGCCTCCCAATACATACGCGCCGTGTTCCCTGCCACCAAGCCCAGCTCCTCAAGAAAACGCTCCTCTCGGACCCACGCGGGCGCGCTCCCCAAGCCCGTGAGGCTCACGCCCAACAGGTACTCGCGCTCCAAGATTTCGCGTGTACAGGTGCGCCCCCCCGCCACAAGATAGTCATCATCGGTGAGCGTGTAGCCCGCCTGAATGAGCCCCAGGTGCGTGGCGAGGCGCACCGCTTCAAAGGCATCTTGGGGATCCTTGAACGCGGCCGCGTTGACCTCGGTGAGATTGCAAAATTGCCACCCTGTCTCATAGGTGAGCCCGCGCGCGCGCCACTTGTCCCGCTGGTCAAAGTCCATGTAATCCAGCGCATACTCGGTGAGCACCTGCCCCTTTTCGTCCTTGATGAGCATGGGGACCATGCCAACCTCGACACATGGGTTATACGCGGTCTCAAGCGAGTTGACCCAAATGATCCCAGGCTCCCCGTAGGACTTGGTGAACTCGAACACGCGCCTCACCGCCGCCGCGTACTCGGGCTCCTTGGCGCGATGGCGCAGAGCAAGTGCCGAGATGTTTGCGCGCGCGCGCCACGGGTGCGTCTCCCACCAGTTGCCCGCGCTCTTGGAGGTCAGCATCTCGTCATCCGTGAGGTCGAACAAGGCGATCAAGGCGGCGCGGCGCACGCCCCCCGCGCGCACGCAGTCGGCGCTGATGCACATCAGGTCACTTGCGTCTATCGGGCGCAGACTCTGCCCCGCGCGACTCAGCAACAGGTTCTCGGCCTCTCGAAGCATATTGAGCAGGGGCTCGGGGCCAGGTGCCTTGCCCCCGCAGGAGCGAATCACGCTCCCCTTGGGGCGCACAAGTGAGCCATCAAAGGCGGGCAAGTCACCCTGCCCCAAGTACGCGTCCACGAGCGCATCAAGCGCGCGCGCCCAGCCCTCAATGCTGTCCTCGATGACGAAGGGGACACGGGACGCCGCCTCAAGCTCCTCAAGTGACCGCACGGGGGGAAGCTGGCCCACATGGTGACTCTGCACCGAGTACCCCACGCCCGCGCCGCACAGGAGCAAGTAAAGCGCCTCCCCGAACCTCTTGGGCGTGTCCACATACGCGGTGGTGCAGTTGTACGCGCGCGGGTGTTTCGCAAGGACCGCCTCGCCCCCAAACTGCAAGGAACGCTGAGAGCCTAGGATCCTCTTGGCCTTGTACGCGCGCTCAATGCTCTCAAGCGCGCCCTCGGGGGCGCTCGCCTCCAACTGCGCGAGGTGTACGCCGTGCATATTCATCACGCGCTCCACCGCCTCCTCCCAGGTCTCACGGCGCTTGTTCTCGGTGTTGTATCGCGCGTAACTCTGCGAAAAGTTAAAGGAAGCTAGAGCCTCGCGTTGGGTGTCCTTGTCTATGTTCATTTGTTCCAAAGCTCAACTGTGTGTGGGAAAAGTGCGGCCAAGACCACCTTGACCGCGTGTGCCGCTTCAACCATCTCCGCCTGTGCGCCCTCGTGCGTGCGAATGGTCACGAACTTCAACAGGTTCAAGAGGTTACCGCTCACATAAAACTCAGTAAATAGCGCCGCAGGTAGCACGGCGCGCGCGTGCTCACGGCACACGCCAATCTGCAAAAGTAGCTGGTACGCGAGATCCGCGTGCTCCACCGCCTCCGCGTAGATGCGCGCCGCGTGCTCTTGGATTCCGCCCTCCAGCGTGTCCACGC